CTTTGCGGAATCTCCACTACTGCCTATCTGTGCGGAATCTCCACTACTGCCTATCCGTGCGTAATATCCACTACTGCCTATCTTTGCGGAATCTCCACTACTGCCTATCTGTGCGGAATCTCCACTACTGCCTATCTTTGCGGAATCTCCACTACTGCCTATCCGTGCGGAATCTCCACTACTGCCTATCTGTGCGGAATATCCACTACTGCCTATCTTTGCGGAATATCCACTACTGCCTATCTTTGCGTAATCTCCACTACTGATACCAACATCGTCTGCTTTGACTGTCTCAACTTTTGTTTTCTCAATTGTAAAATCTACGCAAGCCTTAATAAACCCTTTAAGCCCAAGTTTTGCACCAATATGGAGCTTATTTGTAGCTGTTTTATCCTTTCCTTTATAAATATCTCCAATAGCTTCAACATCTGCAAAATCTGAAATGTTGCCATCTTCATCAATAAGTGGATAATAATTCAACACATCAAATGGATTTTCACAGAAATGCATTACACCCGCTTCACATATTTTGTTTCCTTTTTCTTCGTAAGTAGTATTTTCTTCGTATTGCTTGCCTTTGCATATCATTCCTCTGTTAAATGCCTTATATCCTTTTATACTCATCGATTCTCCTCTCTTTGCTTCTCATCTCTCCATGCTTTAAATTGCATATTCAAATCTTTCACTTTTACCTCAATCTCGTCTACCTCTTCCTCTTGTTCGACTAAATAGCCGACAATTTCAAGCATATTGTGTAAAACATCTTCTTTTGACAGATTTGTTCTTATTTCATCCATTTTTACACCTCATTAAAAACCTGAACCGCAAACAGCTCATTAGCTGTCTGCTTGAATAAAACTCCGTCAGATATGACTGTATACATATATCCGTCATATTTAAGCTCTACAGTATGTTTCTTACCGCCCATGTAATAATTTCTCTTCTTAATACTCATGTCTATGCCTCCTATAATCCAAGTAACTCTTTGAGTGTTTCTCTTGCTCTCTCAGCTTCGTCTTTCACCTGTTCCTCGCTTTTATCAGCAAGCCTAATCACCATTTTGTACTCTTCCTCTGAAAGTTCCTCTTTAAGCGCACGTAAAACAGTGACTGCCTCTGCCATAATATTGCTTCTTGCGCCTCTAAATATAACTTCTCCGTCTTTTGCTTTAATCATCTCTATACCTCCATATTTTCAATCACAAGCTCTTTATCCTGTGTATGTTTTAACATAATCAACTGGTTATCAATCTGTGGTATTCTCCAATCGTCAATGCTCTCTGTATCATCAATGATAATTGGGAAATTAACGTTTGCCACTTTCTGAAAAGCTCGGCATATATCAACTTCTGTCAGCATCCTCGCACCATGATTCAGATTTCTCGCATATGCTTCACCATTGTATACAAAGTCGCAGCACTCCTCGGTATCACCATTTAAGAGCGGTCTAAACAGCTTTGCTGTGGCAAAATTCAGATACTTATTAACGTCAGCCTGTAAAAGCTCATTCTTCTTGCGAGTAAACTCTTTCAGCAAATCAAGCTTTCTCTCCCAATCGGCTATCTCCTGATTGAGGTCTGTTCTCTTATTTTCAAGGTCAGCTATGCTATCATCTATACGCTTGTTATTCGCCACACCAAGCTCAATCTTTGTATCAACTGATGAAACTTGCCTTAACAGTTCGTTTCGCTCGTTTTTGAACTTTCTGATAAGTTCCGATGTATCATTTTCATCTGCAAGAGCTTTCTCTTTTTCCTCGATTTTAGCCTTAAGTGCCTGATACTCACTGTTGCCTGTCATATCAACATCAGTAGGTACCATTCCAAGCTCTTTAGCGATGTTATCACGTTCAAACTCGTCAGCAACAGTATCACGCTTTTCTGTCAGCTCCTTGAGTTCTGCTTCAAGGTCAGCTATTTCTTTCTTCTTGCCCTCAATAGCCTGTTTAAGCCCCTTGCTATCATTTAACAGTGCATTTCCCTTATCCTCAAGCTCTTTAAGCTTCTTCAATTTTTTATCACTAAAATCAGTTCTCAAACTCTCTATTGTATATTCCGGCAATCTCTGACCGCACATCGGACAATTAACACTGCTTTCATCAAAGGAAAGTGCCTTTGTTTTTTTCCAGTCAGCACGTACCTTTGCTAAGTCTGTTGCGCAATCTCCAATCTCTCTTTCAGAGGCTTTAATGTTAGTCTTTCCGGTTCTTATCATTGACTCTGTTTTGCGGATTGAAACATCGAAGCCGTCAATCTGCGACTGTAGCTCCATGCGCTTTTTCTGATTTTCAGCATTGGCTTTTCTCTCCATGTCAGAAAGCTCAAATTTAAGGCTCATAATGTCCTCTGTAGCTTTCTGCTTATCCTCTAAAATCTTGTTATAGTCGGACAGCTTATCTTCAATTTCCTTAAGCTGTGGCTCGTATGTTTTCTTTTGCAGTTCAAGCTCTGCAAGGTCTGTATACTCATTGGTAGAATGAATTGTATCAATCCTTGTTGAGATTTCGTCTCTCTCCTTGACAAGGCCTTTTGAGCCATTCCTGCCGCCTGTGCCGTTTAGCTTGCCAAGACATACTTTTTTGAGCTGGTCTACATCGCCATCGTCAAACATCGGCTTAAGTTCGGCAAACTGTGGAAACATATCGCAGATTTCGGGATTTTTGTGTGTGCCAAAAAAAGTTGAGAGTGCTATTCTTTGATTCGTTGGCGATTTAAGCAACAATGTCATAGCGTTAAGACAAAATGGCAATATCTTGAGGTCTGCGATATTATCATTAATAAACTCGTTGTATTCAACCATTTTGTATGTAACATCATTGACATAGTAATCTGTATGTCCCGAACAAACTTTGCCGTCCTTATTTCTTCCTTGTCTTGTAACCTTTTTCAGGGTCTTTTCTTTTCCGCCAACCTCAAAGGTAACAGCTCTTACAATGTCAACATCGTCAATCTCGACTCCGTTTTCGTCATGTGGTCTTATGCCTGTAATTTCCCTGTCGTTCTCGTCATGGCAATTCAGCACATCAAGAATAATTCTCTTAACTGTCGATTTGCCGACTTCATTCTGACCGGATAGCACAGTTTTCATTGAAAAATCTGTGTCTAATGTGTTTTTGCCGTAGAATTTACAAAAATTCTGCGCAAATACATGTGTAATCTTCATTGCGTTTCCTCTCTTTCTATTTGTTTATGGTTTTTAGAATCAAATTTCCATGTAGGCTTGATTTTTTAACTACTCTTAAGTATGAGTCCGACTCCGATACAAAAAGCCACTCACTCGCCGCGTAATGAGCCTTGTTGAGCAATAGCTTCTGCTCTCTTGTTAATGGCTTCAATCTGTATCTTGTATCACCTAACCTAATTCGTCTTACACTGCTCATTTAGCTTCTCCATTTCTTTATCTAGTAACGCTTGAAAGTCAAACGATTTGTCCTTGTGCCGCTTAGCTCGATATAATTCTTGTAGGTAATCGTTAGCACTCTGACGTTTCAATTGGCTACCAATCGCAGTAGATGTCAAGATTTCCATTTCCGCTCCCCTCGTCATATACAATTCCTTGTATGCCAACAGGAGTATCGACCACAACTCCATGTGGTAAATCATCACTTGCAATTACAACGTATTCGTTTTCATCAACTACTAATCCGTGCTCGTTTAAATGTCTGCCTGGGATATTCAAACCGCCTCCAGGTAACACTCTCTGTGAGTACCACGTATAAGTGTAATCACCATATCGGACTCGCCCTAGCTTCCTAAATCGGCTACAACTGTACTTCTTGTGGCAAGTTGGAACTGTTGGTTCTACATAGGTCTGCTCAACTACAACCGGCTCATTCTGAATTACTGTTGGCTCAATCTTCCCTAGCATTACATCATTTAAATAGGAAGAAACACCGGCTGTCAGCTCAATTTTGCTATCTGCTTTCGCTACTATTGGCTTTAAGGTCATAATTCCAATTGTTGAAATTAATAACATCAACATCAGGTTTCTTTTTCTCATGCGGTTCGCCCTCCTCTATGAGACATATTGCAATCAGTATCAGCCAAAATACTGTTACGATTGCTCCAACGATAATACTCGCCGCCTTAATTCCGTATGCCACCGATAATCCAAGAAAAAAAGTGAACGCCAACACCCCGAAAATCGAATAGCCACAACCGGTATAGAATTTTTGCTTTAGAGTTCTTTTTCTCATACAATCACCTCACTATGCAAAACTCTGTTGAGCGTTTGCGTCCTGAATAAGCTCATCAAGATATTTAGGCACGACATAGCAATCAATAAACTCATGCACATCGTCTATATACTTTCTCTTGATACTCTTATAAGTAGATACGCAACCATACTCACGCTTTAACTGTGTCCATATATCAGAAAATGTCTTATGTCTGATACTGTTATCTCTGTATGCTTCGCTCTGCTTGCCACCAAGGATATTTACAACTCTGCGCTTAACGTGCTGTTGTATCTCATCAATATCGCAACTGTAAAGTGGTGCATTTTCCTTAAGCTCGCTCACATCATCTTTTATGTCGTTTACTTTCTGCTCTAATTCTGTATAGCCCTGTGCTAAAAGTTGTATCTGACCGCCTGTTGTCTTTGGCATACCATAACTGCCTGTTTTTCTGATTGACGGAAGTACCTCTGATGTCACCCATTTACGAAACTTCTTAGCATTAGGCTTGTCGCTTCTAAGAATTACTGCATACAAACCGCTTTCTGTTATGAAATTTGTCTCTCCGGCTCGACTGCCTAGATTTAATCTAGTCAGTTCATCTTCATCTAATCTCTTTGCTACATCTGTAGCATTTTTGATTTCCAATGCCTTGCAAATATCAATCAAGCAAAACATAGGTTCATCATTTATTACTGCTGTTCGGATTTCTCCAAACTCTTCATTATTGAAAATTTGTAAATCGTTCATGTTTTCTCCTTTCTGTGGTATAATCCTCTTATTCTAAATAAGAAAAGAGGTGTAAATATGGCTACTGAACAATGTGTGTCAGCTTATGCTACTGCTAAAATTTGTGGTTTTAACGGCTCATATAGTGATTTCAAAAAACTGTACGACCAATACTGTGATGAAATTATCAAAACATTGCCTAATGAAAAACCACAATTAGCAAAAGTCGAACCAGCTAACAATCCATTCCGTACCCTAAATTACTTCTAAAAGCTTTAATCACTGGGGAAATGGCGGTAAGTGCTTTAATCGACAGTTCAATGTCGGTTTCTTCCGGGTGCTTATCGCCACTTTTGATTTCTCTGTAATCATCAACAATATCCATGGCGATATGCTGTGCAAATTCATCAATGCTGATATATCGAGAATCCTCTTTTTCAGCAATTACACTTTTTCCGTCCTTGTCTGTTATTGTGTATCTCTCTTTGCTCATCCAATTCACTTCCTTTCTAAGGTATAATCTCCCTATCTGATGAAACACGAGAGCCAAAATGAGCCTCATAGCCATCTTTAAATTTGATACTCTCGATACCGCCCACATATTTTTGATTTAACTGTAGTGTTCGCAAGTCTGTGGCAATATCAAACGCATTCAAGTCAATTGTTAGTACAGGAAATCCGGCTCTGTCTTGTTTCAATTCATAGCTTCTCACTCCGTCTATTTTGTGACCATCAATGTAGATTTCTGTAAAAATCTTTTCGCCCTCAACCTGTCTAATTTCGATTTTCGACATTTTTACTCCTTTCTCTCTACTCAATAAAATAAGAAACTTCTACGCCAAAATAATTAGCAATCTTAATTAGCTTGTCTGTTTTTGGCATTGATTTTCCTGACTTCCAATCCGAAAAAGTACTTCGTGCCATTCCGAGTTCCTCCGACAGTTTGTAAAACGAAACGTTTCTAGCTTTTATGAGCGTATCGAGTTTCTTAAAGCTCGCCTGTCTTTTTTTCTTGTTCAATTTCCCATCTCCTTTCTTGACAATAGTTAGGAAATCCGTTACAATAAAAAGCGCCATATTAGGCAAAATACGCTAGGAGGTAAAAGCCTTGAAAGCAATTTTGATTTTGCCTGTTCCATATTTGCGAGGTCGCATTTAAAATGTAGCAATCGGTGTAGCGCATTTTGGGCAGTAAAGCTCGATAAAAAATCATGGTTGGCATATCCGGTAATATGCCGTGCTATGTTAGATACTCCTCCCAATCCGTCAGCTAATGGCAATTAGACTGCTGAACTTAAACTGCATAAGTGACGGAACATTTAAAGAAGCATTGGTACTACACAGTGCGTCGAAAGACTGCAAAATGTATGTGGTGTAAAAAATAAGGCAACGGCTGTTAGTGGTAGTACACTAACAGCTTTTGTTTTTTAGTTCAAAAATCCTAACTATGTCTTGATAAAAATTAGAAAATCGTGTATACTATGAATTGTCCAGAAACATAATATTATTTTCTCAATTTTATTTTTTATTGAGTTGAGATTTCCTAACTTCTTTTTCATTCTACATTAGGAAGTCTTATTTGTCAACCCCAAATGTTGAGAAATCACAACTTTTTTTAAGGAGATTTTCTATGTACGAAAGATATTGTAAATTAAGAGACTCAAAAGGGTTAAATGATTCAGAAGTGGCTAAATATGGTGGTTTCCCTAAAAGTACTTTTTCAGATTGGAAAAAAGGAAAAAGCTGTCCAAAATTGTTTAAGCTGGTAAAAATTGCAGAATGTCTTGATTGTTCACTTGATTATTTAGTTACCGGAAAAGAGCACCATTCAGTTGTCGAGGAGGCAACAAAAGACTTGGCTCTGTCGAAAATGGATAGTAGAATTAAAGACTATGCGTTGAAATTATCTAAATTGTCGGATAAAGAGCAAGAAAATATTATGAATTTAATAGATATGATGTATGAAAATACTCAAAATAAATCAAATTAATAAGAAAGGTGGTATTTTATTATGAGTAAAACTGTTAAATGTCCTAAATGGGGTTGTGATGGTGTTGGCATACCTGTTGATACCAAGAAAAAATTCTCATTCGGTAAAGCACTTGTTGGCAACACAGTAGGTGGTCTCTTCGGGCCTGTCGGTGCCGTTGTCGGTACTGCTACCGGAATTAAAGGCAAGAACGGCAAAACAAAGTTTGTGTGCTCAAAGTGTGGTAACGTTTGGGAAAAGAAAATATAACCACAAGGCAGAGTTTTTACTCTGCCTCTATTTTTCCTTTAATAAATATGTACAAGTACAATAACAGGTCTTTATCTTCCAAGCCCTCAATCATTTTAATTATTTCATCCTTATATTCCATACAATGCCACCTCCGATACATCAATTATAGAACATTTGTTCTTAAACGTTAATAAGGACGGCAGAAAAATCCACCGCCCTACCGAAACTTGAAGAGTTCTCTTGTTTGAGAACATCATTACTGTAGCACTTTAAAGTGTTTTATTTTGTCGAATATTGACAACATGGACTGTTTTGTAACCCTATTCCTGTAAAATAATTGAGAGGGCTTATGCTCTCTCTTTTTATGTGCAAAATCCTATTTGTGATAGTCTGCTAAACCAAAGTTTAGATAATACAAAGAAGAGCTTGAATTCCAAGCCTGAAGCTAATCATACCCATAACAATAGGCACTATGTGGCGCATTTGAAGGCGGCTCTCAACGCTTTATGTTCCAATACATTTATTTATATGATGTACACTACATAATAAATAACCTCGACATTTTGTGTACTGCTATTATTATTCCAAAGAAGTACAGTAAAATCTTTATAGATATTTCTTCCAATTGATATGCCCTTGCCGCCAGCATAAATTATAGGAAGCTGCGTAATAATCCCTGCATCGCTTGGCAAAGAAAATGAAAAAGAGTATTCTCTATCGGAATTTCCAGTAACTGTTATTGATTCAACCTTATACAAGACAACAATATGATTTTTTACTAATGCATTAAGCTTAGTATTAATCTCGCTCTCAGTATAGTATCTATCATCATGGGTGTGAGGTTTCGGAGTTCTGGCATCCGACAGTCGGCTATCAGTGGTATTTACCTTAAAACTTAAACTCTGGTTTAATTCATCGTATTTGTCATTCAAAATCTTGCCTTGACTCGCGTCTAATGCGTTTCCAGTAGTAGAAGTCGTGAGGTTATTCGCCAAATCTTTAAAGGCAAAGCTTTTCAAATCAGCGAACCACTTCTTAATTTTTCCGAAGCCGACCGACACTTTTTCACCAGAAACAAGGTTTGCTCTAGTTGTTGTAGCGGCAAAAGTAACTGTTGTATCGCTTATATTTCCACCTTCTGCAACCGCTCCGATATTGGCAGGAGTTATGTTTACATTTCCTCTGCGATAATATGCTTCTTTTGCACCTTTTACTCCTGTTACCGGTGTGCCGGCAAGCACATCCCAATATCTATCAACAGTTAAATATACGTTACTTCCGGCAGGAATTATATTACCAGCCCCCTCTTTAAAATCAGTGGTTGTGGTAAACTGGTCGGTTATATTGTACATATCACCAGAATTAGCATCCGCTGTGCTCGGTAAGTCGGCAAAGTTGATTGTTCCAAGAGGTCTTAATGCTCCGCTGAAGCTCTCAGATATTTCTTTAACTTGTTCTGCGTACTTTTGCGCTTCCGACTCGCTCTTTGCAGAGTTAGTCTCACTTGTCCTAGCATTGGTTTCAGAAGCCTTGGCTTTTGTTTCGCTTGCCTTAGCATTGTTTGCAGAAGTTGACGCGCTAGTAGCAGAAGCCTTGGCATTAGTTTCACTGTTTTTTGCGTTAGCTGCGCTTGTAGACGCATTAGCCTCTGATTTCTTAGCATTAGTTTCACTGGCCTTAGAATTTGTTTCGCTTGTCTTAGCGTTACGTGCAGAGATAGACGCACTGTCCTCACTTGTCCTAGCATTGGTTTCAGAAGCCTTGGCTTTTGTTTCGCTTGCCTTAGCATTGTTTGCAGAAGTAGCTGATTCTTGAGCTTTGCTTGTGGCAAGTTCTGCCGATTTTTGAGCTTGTGAAGCAGAACTGCTTGCTGAGTTGGCTTTTTCTGTCGCAGTTTGTGCTGATTTTTGAGCCTGTGACACGGATTGAGCCATGCCGTCAAGGTAACTCTGAATAAGTCTTTGAATTTCAACGTCAAAATCCTCAACAGTTCCCATTCGCTTAACTATTCCGGGTGCGAAACACATCCATATCTGCTGTTTTTTCGTGTCGGAATCGGTCGATACCGCCCATTCTCCAGCTTTCATTTTTAAAGGGTCAAACTCCGCGTATGCCCCTCGTCTCATTTGAATTGCCATAAGCTACACCTCGCTTTCATCAATGCCCAATTTCTGACACAATCTTGAAAACTTATCTTCCAATTCATCTATGTGTTTTTGCATTTTATCAATCTTCTGCTCGTCTCCAGCAAGTCTTAAGATTAAAAATTGCTCATAGTTCATGCCGTAGTACAATGTATCATCATCCGATGTTGCTTTGTTTTGGAAAATCATATCAAGATTTTCATTGACATGCCCTTTATCTTTAAGATTCTCGATTATATCCTGTGCCATCGCTCCAAAATATAACGGCTTGTCTGAATATCCTTGTCTATTAAGATTGTATTGAAATAAATCGACCGAGCCTACTGCATCAATATAATCTTGATTAATTGCTTTAATATTCTTTTTTAAGTGTTTATCTGACGAACTCCATACCCAAGTAGTATCAACTTGGAAACTTAAGGCACTGCCATTCCAACCGCAATGGTATGTATGACCTGTTGCATCGCCACACATTGCATATCCTCTATCGGTTTCTCTAAATTTATCAGAGCCTATCTCTTGAGCATACATTGTCTGTGCACCTATAGAGCCTGTGGCTCCATAGAGTGTAATCAAATTCTCATCATTTTTAACAATTCGCAAGACCGCACCATTCATCCAAAGCTCATAATTGTTTCCCGAATTGTCAGTAGCTGTTAAATCAATCGTTGAATTACTTAAATTTCCGTTCAGTGCAATACTTCCACCGGACATATTAAGATTTGAAGCGTTTACTTTTCCATCGCTATCAACTGCAAACACTCCACTGCCAATATTAATTGTTCCGCCCACAATATTCTTGCCAGTAATTGTTGTTCCTATGATGTCCTCAGCGTCAACTGAACCGGCCTTAACATCAAGTGCATTTACATAGCTTGTAGTCACTGTGTCTTTGGTTATCTGAGTGACTTTAGCAGTAGTGTCAGCCACATTATCCCAAGCAATTTTCACACTGCTATCAAGTGCAATGCCTTTATTATCCAGCGTTACAAGTGTCTTTCCGTTTGCGTCTTTGACATACTGCTTGCCGTTTGTGTTATTCTCACCGCCTAAAGTGAGTGTGCCACCATGTGCCCAGTCAAAATTAATGCCGATAGCCGACATAATATTGAAAATAGCGTTTCCGTCTTTATCTATGCCGGCTTTCCATGTTTTGCCGTAATCATTTGAAACCGCTAAGCCATTAGCTGTCATTTTCCACTGTATGTTGCTCGAATTAAGGTCGGCTTTGTTATGCATGATGTAAATAATTGAGCCGTCCTCTTGCACCTGTTCAGTCTTAAAAAGTCCGAGCGATTGAGACATTAGCTGTGTCAGCAATTGCATTTGCTTATCATATACACTTAGTTGTGCCTGCGCAACTTTCCTAGCTTGTACGACAGCCTTTGTCTCACTACTGAATTTATCAGCACTATTTCTTGAAGCATTTTCAGCGTCACAAGAAATTTTTGTGCCACTTCCAACTGTAAATGTTCGGTTGGAAATAAAACAGCTATAGGTATTCTGCTTGCGGTCTGTCACAAGTGCCACATCTCCGCTCTCAATCAGTGGGTTTGACAAGAGTGTAGCATCAAGCGGTCTGAACCTCATGCCACCGATTTTTTTGAAGATATAATTTGCAACTGCCTGTGCCTTGTCTGCCGAAATAAACGGATTATCAGAGATTGAGACCACATACCCCTCTTTTCCGGCAAGCGCGTTAACATCTTTTGTCTTGTCCTCTTTTGATGTCACAATAACTTTAACACCTGTAATCACAACATCATCAGTCGCAACATTTAAATCTTTTTGCGTGTAAATATTGTGGTAATTTCTCGCCTCCGTGAATGTTCCACCATCAGCACCATCTCCACTTGAATAGTCGGTGAAATTTCCACCATCAACGCTATCTCCGTCAGAGTATGGTGTAGTTTTCGTGCTAAAAGTTCCACCATTGTAATTTTGGCTCCCAAATTGGCTCATATCATACCAACCGATAAGTAATTCACCGTCGTGACCGCACTTGCCCCATAATCCGCTCAACTGTAAGATGTAAGCTATCACCTGTCCATATGTGAGCTTTTGATTGTCACTTGGTATCTCGTTAATCACGTAATCAGAGTTATCAAATCTCGCCATAGTAAAAGGTACATCACACTTAATACAAGCGTCTCTGACTACCTCATACGCTGTCGTAGGGTAGCTTAAATTGCTATCATACTCACGATTGAAATTGTTAATATTGTCAAGGCAAGTAAGCGTTATGAGTGAGCCGTCATAGCTTGTTTCGCTGACTCTATACTCACCGATTTTTAGTTTTTCACTTGTGCCATCAGAAAAGCTTTTTGAAACATATGCTGTTACGCTTGCCTTATCAAAATCATACTTGTTGTAATCTTCATAAATGTTATTCAGCTTAATTTTCAGTTTTCCGGCAATCAAAGCCCCGATTGTGAAAGTGCCATTGCTCGATGTTGAGTCATTGACCTCAAAGCCATTCGCCCACAACTCACTATCACTAACAGGGATTTTTTCACCATTAGTTGTAACTATGTCGGCAAAGCAATTTACGTTTATATCGTTGTCAAGCATTACTGCCCTTTGCCATTTAGCTGATACGTTTAGCATTTAATCACCGCCTTATTCTTCTATGAGAGGAAAGCTTAATACCTCATACCTCTTATTGCCAACAGTCCATATCTTGATAGGTGCGCTTCTGTCACCTACATAGAATGTACGTGTTTCGTCAGTGCCACTCATAGCGTCAGGATATGTCACTCTGATATATTCGGGGTTCACCATTTGAAGTATCTTTGCTGTCCTAGCCTTGTCTGTACCATTCCACGACAATTTAAGCTGTCGCTTCTGCGCTATTCTATTCTTGTGCATTTTGCCGTCTTGTGTTCGTCCACTATCACTTGCAGACACATCAATCAAGCTCCATTCAAAGCTTGATGGAGTAGGTAATTCCACTCCGTCTACTAACATCATTGCCATATTGTTACCTCGCAAAAAGACACCCACGCAAGGGTGAGTGTCTTAGCCAAATTCATTTGCTACAATATATCGTTGTCCATGCTTTGCTTTACCTACCTGTGTCATGCGATAGAGCGTTTCGCTGTCGCATTTGAACACGTTTTCAATGATAGGTGCAGAGTTTCCGCCGGCATTAGAGTTCATCATTACTTGTGCCATGCCCTCCATGACAGCCTGTTTAATTCCCTCTGTAATCTGTTGATTGTTTGCAACTACATTTCTACCATTTGAGAATTTACCGACTAACTCATTGTGATTAATAAAAGCCATGCCGTCCTCTCCCCTTGGGAAAATTCCACCACTAGCGAGCCTTGGAATGTGCACTTTCGGGACTAACGATACTCCGTTCCAATTTGCACCAGCCACCTTAGCGGCCATAGAAACAACTTTGTTAAATCCTCTTAATAAAGAGTTAATTCCACTGACAACAAAATTAACGCCGTTTTCTATTTTAGAAATAACGTAGTTCATGGCTCCTGTAACGCCGCCTCTTATTGAACTCCACACATAATTAAACGCGTTTGTAATTCCGTTTTTCATGATATTAAAGCAGTTTGTGATAGGTGAAATAACATTGCCATTAAACCAACCCGCCACACTTTGCCAAGTAGATATAACAAAGTTCTTTGCTACGCTAAGTGCCGATGTTATGCCAGCTTTCAACATATTAAAAAAGTTTGAAATCGGTTGTATTACTGTACCGCTAAACCAACTTGCCACCCCTTGCCACGTTGAAAAGACAAAATCTTTTGCTGTCTGTATCGTTGTCTGTATAAACGTTTTTAAAAAATTAAACAGATTTGAAATTGGAGTAATTACATTATTATTGAACCAACTTGAAGCTACTATCCAAATTGCTTTAATTATTATCCAAATACCTTGAAAAATCTGTTGTGCTCGTGTAGCAAAGCCTTTAAAAAAGCCAACTATTGGTTCAATTACTGCGGAACTGAACCATTCCGAAGCTCCTTGCCACACAGTTACTATGTCTTTCCATAAAGAACCGAAAAAGCCACTTATGGTTTTCCACATATCTTTAAAAAATGAAACTACAGGCTCAATGACATTTCCATTGAACCATTCGCCAACTGTTGAAAATAGTTCACAAATTGCGTTCCAATTATCTTTTACCACAACAACAATCGTTGCGACTGCTGCCGCTATTGCTCCAACAATTACTGCTGGCAATGCTGCCACACCGGCTAATATTGCTCCGATTGTAGCTAATGCAACACCTATCACCATTAAAATCTCATTTACCCAGCTAAATCCGTCTTTTAACATTTTGACAAAATTTACAATAGATAAAATTGTTCCGGCTATTGTCGAAAAAGCAGAACCGATTGTTGCTAATAGGTCTACTGCCCCTGTTCCGAATGCGGCCGTTATTGCATCACCCAAACTCAAACCACTGAATAATCCCTCTATGAGTAATCCAATTCTTGAAGCTATTGCCTGTGCTATCGCTTTTGATAATGATTTTCCAATAAAAGCGAGTGCCACTGAACCTAATTTTAGTGAAATTATCTTTTTTATCAGCAATGTACCAACTATTATCTCAACAGTTTTAATGTCCAAATTGCTTAAAAAATCCGTAATACCTTTGAGTACGTCTTTCCACGACACATTTTTAATTGCCGTGGTTAGCATGGTGTATATTCCTTGTACCCATGCGTTAATAGTTTTTGCTAGTAACGCAAAATCAAAATTCTTAAAAAATCCATTAATGCCGTTAGCAATCGACAAGCCAAAATTAGTCCAGTCGAATGTTGTACCGAATGAATCGAGAAAATGCAAAGCTGTGTTTAGTGAGCCAGCTATTGTTGCACCCAAATCATAAAAGAGTCTTGGACTGATTAGACCATTGAGGAAGTCTGCAAGTCCTTTTCCAAAATTATCAGCTTTCCGATAAATCTTCTTCCAATCAATGCTCTCCATAGCTCTCGCAAGAGCGTCACCGATGTACTTTCCAAGTGAGTATAAATCTTTGATTGATGATTTATATTTTTCAATCAATCCATCGGTTTTTTTCAGTGAGCTATTAACACCACTGCCAGCTCCACCGCCGCCTGAACCGCCACTGCCTGAACCGCCGCCACTGCCACTATCGCTGTTATCGTCAAGTGCGTGTATCTCGTCTATGCTAAGCAATGTCTTTTTCAGTTTTTGGGCTTTCTTATTCGACTTATCGGCACTATCACCAATGTCGCCTACTCCGCCAGCTATGTCCTCCATGCCGTCAACAGTAGCACCGCCACCACTTATCTCGATAGTCCATCCAAAGATTGCTCCGAGTGCGTCAGCTACAGTTCTTGTGAAACTGATAACCTTGAGCATTACCTTATTTAAGGCTTGAACAAACGGCTTTAAAGCATTGATTACTACGCTACCTATGATACTGCCCCATGCTTGGAACTCTTGCTTAAGGACTCTTACACTATTCGCCCATGTCAATTTGTTATCGTAAAGGCTTTTTATCCTCTACTTCTTATAGTTTCCTATAAGTTCAGCGTACATTTTCAACCACAAAAATAAGACGCATTTCTACGTCTTATGGTTGTCGAGCACTCTTGGGAAGATTATATTTATTCACTTCCTACGCGTTACAGTGTCAATCAGCCTTTCGCTATCTGATTGATTACCTCGGTATTGACTTATTGACTTATCCATTTATATCCGTATGCTGTCCTGTCGGGTTTATCAACTACTTTGTGTATGGCTTTGTAATTGACCCCCAACACTTTGCCAGCGTCAGATATTCTATCATACTCCTTGACTACTTTATTTGTTTTTATGTCAATTTGAGCTATTTTCCTACCCTTTTTTAGTTTAGTATACATGCTCAAATCTTTTATCGGAAAATCTTCTTTATAAACAAAAATATATCCATTGGCATTTTTATAACGATGTTTCAATGCCCCTATCAGTGTTGTCCTGTTTGTTCCTGTTTCGGTTGAAGCCTGTGCTATGCTATCAAATTCTTTGATATAATTGCCTTTTAGGTCACATTGAATAACTTTTCTCTGATTGATAGGTTTTGGCTTTACATATGTCTTAGCTCCATTAGCTTTATATTCATCTTCAAACATGAATTGATAGCCTTTACATGTCAGCATTTTGTTTTTGCAACATAATAATACATCAACATTACCAAAACCATATTTCTCGGCTTCCATCGCACTATCGTATCTTTCTATGAATGTTCCGTCCTTATCTAGCCTTACGACAGCTCTTGCGTTGTGTCCACCAACACCGCCCTTATTCTCATTATATCCATCTCTGTATGTGTTATACAAAGATATATAAAATCTTTCAAGTCGCAATGCTTTCTGTGAACTATTGCATTTATCAATCACTTCCCATTCAAAGTTGTCCTTGCCATATTCTTTAATTGCTCTGTGAAATAAGCAATCCTCTTTTGGCGAACACCTTAAATGTTGTTGAACCCTAGCGTGATAGTTTACTGTTTGTCCGATATATAATTTTCCGTTTACTTTATTTGTAGCCTTATAGATATAATACGTTCTCATTAAATCACCTCAAACATATTATATCAAAGCATGTTGTCTAAATCAACTTAGTTTTCACCGACTTTGCTCGATTTTTCATCAGCATATTACTATGCTGCGCGACACATGAAACTAACGTTTCGTTTATCGGCTGTCTTGGCGAAGTCTCCTTGTGCAGCTTGCGTATTTGCCATGACATAATTGTATCTTAGCAATACCTTTTCAGCTTGCGTCATTGACTTGATATTTGCATCAAGTCCGTTTTTCATAGCCCACTCTGAAAGTGTGGCTTGCGTTAAATCAAGTCCGTATCTCCTTAATGGCGCTATTGTTCCCGAAAAAATGGATTGTAAGCTCTTTGCAACATCAGCTTGGTCTACATCGTAGAATGAAGCCATATCACCGGCTAACCTTGTAAGATTAAGCGACATATCAGCCATACTGTCTGTAGTCTTGTATAGCGTGTTATTTTGGCTCATAAGAGCTTTATTTGCCACTGCCGTACCATTTGCCACTTGCTCTGATGAAATGCCTATAGAAGTACCTAACGCTTGGAAACGGCTTGCAATTTGCTTAACTGTCAGCTCCGACATTCCGAAGTCTTGAATTGATGTTTTTGTAAAATCATCAACCTTACTTGCCATATCGCCAAACGTGGTATCTACTACGTTTTGAACCTCTGTTAATTGGCTCGCTAAATCAACTGCACTGCCTATTTTTCCTACGGCTCGCATAACCATCCAATAAGTTGCGTAAAACTTACCGATAGTTGAAGCCAAGCCCCTAAATCCGCTTCTTGTACTCTTAATTGACTTAGTTGTGTTTGAAAAGCCTGTTACAAGTGACCTACTAGCCGAACCGACTTTTGAGCCTTGCTGTGACAGATTAGCAAGTGCGTTAGTCATTTGAATAATGTTGTTGCTGACTCTCGGTGCGCTAGATAATGTTGTCATTACCTCTTTCAAGGCGCTGCCAAGGTTTCTGATATTATCCGCAGCATATCCGGCCGATTTTGAGCCGAGCTTTGAGATTGAAGCCGTTAGCTGTGTAATCTCTGCTGATTGCTTTGAGATATTTGCAAAGCCCGACAATTCTGTTGCCATGCTCTTTAAAGCACTTGCCGAGCTGACAAGCCTTGCAGTATCAAGATTGCCGAGCTTTTCCATGTTAGTTGCAATCTTGCTAAATGTACGTGTGTCAATACTGCTCACGCTTCTAAGTGATGTTGCAAGTTGTGACATTCCACTCGCAAAATTGCTTATGCTTGCACCATTGAGGGAATTGAGAGTGTCTCCAAGGCCTCGCAACTTATCTTGTAAATTGCCTATGGCTCTAGTCGCTTGTTGCGCGTCCGACTTGATTTGAAGCTCAATGCTCTCTGCCATTTTCTCACCTCCCTGTAATAAAAAAGAGCTACCCTAAAGTAGCTCTCATGTATTTATCCTTTGAGCAGATAGTATGTTGTAATCAATCCAACATATCCATCTTGCTTAAGACCTCTATTCTTTTGAAATACCATGACACATTTAGTGAGGTAATCCGTCCACTTGCCGCAATCGGTATCAAGTTTGTAGAAATGATACTTGTCATGCAGAGTTTTTCTCAACCACTTAAAGGCTGTCGGGCAGTTATGTCTCTGACCGCTCCACAAATTGTGATTTTTAGCAAATCTCTGTGAATTGGCTCCAAACTTGCCATCTTCTTTCAGTGCATCAGCTCCTTTGAGGTCGAAGCCTACATTCATAGCGTGCTGCCATTTTCTTACATTATCATTGTCGAGGTAATATTCCTCATTGCCTTTCCAAGCGTTATTCTTTGCCGGAGTTGCTATTGGTGTCGGAGTTGCTGTTGGTGCCGGATTATTCTCTATTCCGTCGCCCTTGTCAAGCTCAATATAGAATAAGTTAGCGTCAGTGCTGTTATTCAGACCGCTACAAGTAAATGCGCTCGAATACTGCCAACCATACAGTGAATGCTGTATAACAGGCTTCTTTGTGCTATTAGGCTCATCACCAATAGACATCCCCTTAGTTGACGGATAACGCGCTATCCAAAATGGACAATTAATCTGATTTGCGTATGGCGCAATGTATTGATTGTAAAAGCTAAGCCCTGTGTATACACCAAAGTTAAGTCCAGCGCTCTTGATAACGCTCTGATATGTGTTGATAATATCAATAAGTGTCTGTCCAAGTCCTTGCTGGCATTTATCCTCTACATCAAGCCAAACGAAAGTTTTTCTTCCGTTAAGTACCTCAATCACTCTCTGTGCATCCGTCTTTGCCTTGCCTACTGTTGTAGCGTATGAGTAGTTATAAACACCTTGTATTGGCATTCCTACATCAGTACAGCCTTTCCAATTCGCTTCAAAGGTTTTATCTGGATTAAGGTCTCTGCGGATTATTTTAAGGATTGCAAATTGCACTCCGGCCCACTTAACCTTACTCCAATCAATATTTCCTTGATATGACGATACGTCAATTCCTTTATATGCCATTTTCTCACCTCATTAATCAGGACTTTCAGGTAATCCTGACTGTCTTAATGCATTAATTCGTTGCTTCATTTCATAAACAGCAATTTCCTCATTAGACTCCTTGTATTTAGGCTCGTTATCTTTTGAGTATTGCTCATTTAATGATTTTTCAATGTATTTCGCCCTTGCCTTATTGCCATTTAAGGCTCTGTCGATAGCTGTAAGAGTTGCACTTAATCCGTATGTGCCCCACCAAGCCCACATGTTGGAGTCGGCTTCTTTTTGTGCAAGCATATAAGCCTTTGAATAAGGCTCTAAATCAGCCGGACAAGACATATCTATGTCCTCAACGCTAAATCCATAACCTTTAGTTGCTAAAAGCCAATATGGGCGGATTTCGTTGCAATAGACTTCCCATGTAAGCTCTTTTACTTCTTGATTGGTTTCTTCTTGGCTGTCTGTTCCTCTTTCGCCAACAGCTTCGATAAAAAACTGTTCTTCTCCAGCTCTGCCGTCAAATCATCGTAGAGCGACATTATATCTTTGCCCTCTTCATTCTCAGGGTCAAGGTAATCGTCAAGTAAATCATACATCTTTACCAATTGCTTCTCTTTTGCTTCTTTATCATCAAATTCAAAGCCAAATTCGTCGGCATGAAATTTCTGCAAGCCTACAAGTAAAAATTCCGGTAAAAAGCCGAGCATGTTGTCAATCGCTTCAAGCTCATCTCCCTGTTGTCCCATTCCTACAACTCTTGGGATAATTCTATTTTGATATACCGGTGCATATCCGAATTTAACTGTGTATTCTTTTCCATTTAATTTAATTTTCATTTTATCTTTCCCTTTCTCCCTAATTTATATAGGGAAAGAGGCAGTATTAAAACTGCCTCAATTACCTTACTATATTGTTTCTTCAAGTTCGCTATCAGCCGTGCTATCGTCATAGCCAACCGCTACGGCTTTTTCCGATTGGCTCACCCTTTTTTTGTGAGTGTGATTGATGTAGGATAGCCTTGGTCATCCTCTGTTACCGCAACATCGTAGTTATCCTCAATCCACTTAGGTACTGTCTGAACTGATACAGTCGCAGTTCCTGTTAAGTGGTCATCGGAAGCCTCACCTGGGGCGAATGACTCCTGACCGATAAAAGCACAGATACCCTCTGAACCTTTTCCGTCTGTACCATAAAGAATGATGAAGTCAAGCTTCTTGCCCTCGTTAGCTACCATCTCGTCTTTGTACTTTTTCTCAAAAGCTCCCTCAACTTCCATGGAACCGGCTGAACGTCTGCCCATTTCCTGTGTCTCTACTAAATCTTCAAGAGTTGAAGTATCTACCATGTTCTGTGAACCGAATGGTGAGGGAATTGATTTTGCTCTAAGTAAGAGCTTGTAAGTTCCAGCCCAATAATCGCCACTTGTGGCAGATCCGGTTGGTGTCTTGTAAGCAATTCTACTTTTTAATCCTGTTGCCATTTGTATTACCTCCTAATTTTTCATAAAAAAATAAGAGCCAAAAAGCTCTTATAATCTATCATTCCAGTCGAATGACCGCCTAGCACGTAATGTCGCTGTCCATAATTTGCCGTTTTTTCTAGCGAATGGGGCTGGCACCAGCTTAAATGACATAGCTTTGTATTCATCAGCCACTGTCTGTGCCACATTCAAGGCTTCTGAACGGCTTTTATTTGTTGTAACAGTTACTTGCGCCGTAAATAACACTGTATTTGTTCTTCTGCCCTCTAAATCCTCGTTCTGTTCTATAGGTTCGAGTGCTTGAACTAGCACTGTCGGGAAACTAGCCGTTGCACTGTCCGACTGTTCCTCTTGTGTGAATTTTAGTTTTGGGTATTTAGTTTTCAATTTTTTCTCACATCGGGTTTTCATAATCGCATATGTAAGGTCTTCAAGGTCATAAGCCCATTGATTTTGACTCGCCACTTTATCTCACCTCAACTAAAATTTTTCCGTGCCGTTCTCATAATGTCATTTTCCATTTTTAAAAATGCGTGATACATCGGCATTGTAGGTGTAATGCCGTATGAATGGTGTAATTCTCCGCTTTCGTCTCTCCAATACCAACCCTCGCTGTCGAATGCGTGTGTTTGCCCCGGAAAAGTTCCTTGACCGCCTCTTGTGTCATTAAAGTGTGGCTTAGCTCTCCAGCCCGAGCCGTATTCGGCCATAAGTAAAGGCGATACATCAACTGTCTTAAGTCCGTCTGCCGTTTGCCATGTACTTTGTATCTGCCCTGTTTCGGTAGCAAGCACAATAGCCGTACAGCCGTCTGTTGTATCTTTAATTTCGTAACTAAACGTGATATAGTGTCCAAAATTGCCTGTATTTGCTCGTGCTACGTCTATGCCGTTACTAGCAAGCTCTTCGACAAACGCTATACACTTGTCTTGTAAGCGGTCTTTGTATCTTTCAAGCTTGTCTATCGCATCTTGTATAGATTTTTCTGTTAGGGAAATGTCAAGCTTCATAATTACACTTCTTTCACAACTGCTTTCAACATGTATTTAACTGAATAGAGAGAGGGTTTGACTCCCACTATTGTAAAGTCTGCGGAAGTTGAATCAACTAATCCGTTTTCGTCCTTTGTAGGTTCACTATCAAGCCAAATAACGTCACCTTTTTTAAAAGGGTATTCTCCTCTGTCTGTCAGTAAAACAGCGTCAAAATCAGCCGCATTAAAGCCATATTCCTTGTTCTGTGCTTCTCCTCCGTCAAACGATATATTCGCCCGAAAATCAACCGGCTCCGAAAAGCCTGTTTCCTCATGGGTGTAATATATCTTTTCTCCGTCCTCTGTTTCGTAAAACTTTGGATTTCCGTCCTCGTCTCTGTCATAGACTATGACTGTTTGACCTTGAAGCGCGTATTTCATGGCTTGTTTATTAATGTCAAGCATTTTTCTTTATCTGCTTGTAAATCTGATTAACACCGGTACTTGCCATGCCCGACACAATGCCAACTGCTATTGCATCAAGAATGTTGTTTGCCGGATAGCCGGGAATTACAAACATTCCAACAATGCCGAGTACTCCACCGGCTACACCTACGATAATAGGAATAATATTATCTTTAACCTGTGGTATCTGCTTTGAAGCATATCCGATTAAATAAGTAATTACCATAATGGCAACTACTGTAGGTACTTGTGTAAAGTCCATCAGTTTTTCCCTCCTTTGCCTAAATGGATTTCCTCAATCTCATTTTTCATTTTTGTTGCCGCGCCATTACCTCCAAGTGCACGGTATGCCTCATACATATCGCAAAAATTCTGATACGCATATAAGGGTATTTCGCCAAGTTTCATATACTTATTATGGTATTCGATAAGCTGTACTCGTAAAAGTAACATTGTACCTTTTCCGTTCGCTTGTCGTAGCTTCTTTTCCTCTTCAATGCGCTCGTTTCTTTCTTTTGTGTCTATCGCTTTTTGCTTTTTCTGCTCTTGTAAAAGCCAAACGATATAACCCAAAAGCGCTGTTAGAACAATCGGTAAGGCAATAATGTATGTCTGATAGATTAAATTATTCATCTTACAGCCTTTCATCTTTAGTAATTGGCACACCGCCCACCACCACTTAATGTGTACCGCCTGCTACCATATTGGTAACGCACAATCTTCTTTTGCTTATAGCACTTTGACAAAAGGAAAAACTCCGACAAACAGCTTATCTCTGTCTTTCCATGTACGGCTCACTCCGCCCTCACTCAATGCGCTCATGTAGTTCTCACCGGCTTGTGAATGGTCATAAACTGCAAGATTAATAACGACATTTTCAAACTGCTTTAAATCGGCAGTTATATCATCATCAGTGAAAGTGTCCGGATAACACCTTTTTGCTTTTACATCTTCAGTGGCTTGCTTAATGAGCTGTTCAATGAGTGGGTTATCTTCCCTTTTATCGAATACAACCACATCAGATGTTGTATCATCATCGTTTGTGACAGTTTCGATATGATATTGTCCGAGTCTTATTTTGACTTGCTCTAATGTGGTGTATTCCATGCCAAGCTCCTTATAATCCAAACTTTTCAATTAACATTTTCTTCAAGTCGCTGCCATTTATTTCTGTGGCATTTTCAATACCATTTTCGCTCGCAAGCTTCTTTAGGTCGGCTGTTGACATTCTGTTAATTTCCGTCTTTGTGTATGGTGTTTCAGGTGGGTTCATAAAATCAGAAGGCACCGAATTGCTATTGCTTTCCGGCACCTTGTCTCCGACTTTATACCACACTCCATCATGCTTTATAGAGTGCGTTGCTATCATAAGCCTTAATCCTCCTTAACTTTGAGAACCATAACGCTATCCATACCCTCGAATGTAGGTAATCCAATCATAGATACGATACAGTGAGTATTGATAGGATGATTTGTAGCATATGTGTATACAGATACACCGGTCTCAACAAGTGAGAGGTTTCCGTCTGTGATACTTCCGCTTCTTTCCTCCGGTGTCTTACCGAATGTGTAATCGCCAAGGAATACTCCGGCAGCCTGCGCAGATACAATGCCTGTTGGTACAAAGTACTGTGTCTGTCCTGACTCGTCAACATAGAGCTTATCGTATACCTCAATCTCGATACCATATCCTCTAAGGTATTCAGTAACCTGTCCTTGCTGTAATCTGATACCGCCATTGTAAGCAGTAATACCGAGTACCTGTTTCTTTGTATCCTCTGCCTTAAGCACCATTTCCCAAGTCTCTGTATTCATGGTGAAACGTGTAAGAGAATATCCTGTAGCCTTTGCAAAGTCTCTACGAGCTGTAATAAGGTCATCGAGTGGTGCACATGTGGTAGGCTTATCCCATGCACTTGTGCCGGTAATTGACTTAAAGTGCTTTTCCTTATGCTCTGCACCATTGTCGGCTGTGTAATCAACGACATAGTTCTTATCGCCAAGTACAACCTTTACCTTTGGTACACCATCTGTAGGTGCAAGCAACTGCCAAATCTGTCTCTCCGGTACAACTAATGCGCCCTCAATTAACATCATTGGTTTCTTTGAGATTTCACGCAACACATTATTGGCAAGGCTAGAGTTCTCAGAAGTTCTGTAATTGTCATACTCCTGTTCCTCTTTCTCTGTTACCATATATCCCTCACGATAAAATGGCATTGAGTTCTGAATGTCAGAGAAACCTCCAACATCTCTTAACTCTGCCTGTGCATCAAAGTTTGAAGCTTTGAGTGATACCGGCAGTCCGTTCTTACCCTTGATAAATCTAAGGTCGAGTGAGTCCTGTTTACGTGTTCCGAATTTTTGTCTGCCAAGATAAGGGGCAGTTCCTAATGTCTTCTGATAATTGTTCCACATTACAGCGAGGCTTCTCGCTGTAAATGCTTCTGCTAATGGTAATGCCATGTTCTTCTACCTCCTTTTAAACCTGACTTGCTACAATCTTTGGTGCGCCATAGAAAGTAACTCTAGGTGTTGCAGTTCTAGCTTCATCTGCGATTGAAAGTGACTTAACTTTCTCCCAATCAATAGTTCCCTGATATACATATGTTCCAGGTGCGTCACCCATTGTTACATCTACATCGTGCAACAGATAGCCCTTGCACTCTGCATCATTGCTTGGGAATGGTGTACCGGCCGGTACAATCTTCATTCCGTTTCCATCTGCGCTTGTTACCATAGTCTGTGGTACAAGGCATGCTGCGCCCTCATAAGGGAAAAATTTTAAAATTCCTTTACCCTGTGTAAAGTCTCTTACGATTGGCTTTCCCATCGTTCTACCTCCTGTTTAAATTACATAGCTGTTTTGACTTTCAGCACTCGCAACTGTACCGAATGAGATTTGTTCTGCATTGGCCACATCTGCCGGCTTTGAGTCGGGTTCATTATTGTTACCACCATTGTTTGGATTAGGAGTATCTTTGAGTGCGTTTTTCTCATACTCCGCTATCGCATTGGCTTTCATGTCGGAAATAATCTTGCCAAGTGATGTCGTGTCAAAAGAGCCATCCTCTTTTACTACTGTCTTTGCCTGTTCTGCAGTAATTCCAAAATCAGACATTGCACTCTCTCGTAAATCTCTGACAGCGTTATCTTTCTGTAGCTTGGCTATCTGCTGATTGGCTGTCTCTAAGGCTTTATTTGCCTTTTCAAGCTCTGTCATGTTGCCAGCCTGTAGCTCGTCAAGCTGTGTCTGTAGCTCGTCAGCTTTGTCGGCTTTAGCCTTGTACTGATTGGTTTTCTCTTTCTCTCTTGCCATTTCCTCACCGCTCTTGTTAAGCAGATTTGTTATCTGTTCATCCGTTGCATCGGGAAAAAGCTTCAAAACATCATTTCTTGTCATTTCAATTACCTCCGTAACTCACGCTTTTGTTATCGCTGGTCGCACCAGCCGAGTTTTTCTGTTGTTTAACGCACAACTGCAAATTTTGTATAATAAAAAACGACTGCCATAATTGGCAATCGCTGATTATTTAAAATATCTAAGGGTACATCTGCACCCTGCTATTTCTTTTACTTGTGCCCCTAAAGAATGATCTTTCGGAAACATCATAAGTGAGTTTCCAACTTCAAACGGCTCAAAAATATCAATTCTCTTTCTGTCAACTTCTGCATGTGTAGGTCTGACATGTGAATCTTCTTTTGAGCGCCACTCTTTTGTTTTGTAACCTTGTTTCACCATATCAGTTTGTAGCCTGTAATTACCGACTGCATTAGCTTCATTCGCAGCTACATTTTTTGCTCGCTTCTGTGAAGTAAAATACTCTACTTCAGTATTTTGTGTGGTAGCGTCAACTACCTCATTCACAATGTACCGAGCATAATCTGTAATGTATGAGGGTGTTTTCTTTGCCCTACAATACTGTGTGGCAATGCTCTCGTATCTGATGATAAATTCTTTAGTGATAGTTGTTATCTCTGTTTCTTCCTTGCCGGATAACAGGGCAAATAGCATAACAAAGATTTTTTCAAACCTTTCGGCAAGTTCTTTTCTATCCTCTTTTTCCTCGTCAGATAAATCCATCTCACCAAAATATGTATCATAATCTATGTCTTGTATTTCATTTTTGTTAAGTGCGTGGATTTCATCTGCCATATCAAGCTCCAAAATAAATTGACAGCCAATTATTCATCGGCTGTCTTTCCATTGTTCTTATCATCGTTATTATTGTTAGGTGTAGCTGTTGTCGGCTGTTCTTCCGGGAATAACATTTCCATACGCTTAGCACTTTCAAGAGTGACTTGTTCAGGGTCGCTAAACATATCAATCGTCTTGACGGCTCTCTTGTAATTGATACCGCAGTTAAGCAGTATTTGAAGTACCTCTGCCTTAACAAGCATGTTGTCTAGCTTATTATGATTAATGTGTATCTCCACATCGCTAGGCATGAGCGTAAAGCCCTTATTAATTCTCAGCCTGTTAAGAATAAGCCTAAGTGCCATTCTCTCTGATTTCTTGAGGATAGGCTCATTAATAGCTGTCCTAAGTCCGGCATCGTAATGTCCGTTTCGTAGTTCTACGGCAGAGCCGGTGTCACCGCCTGTGTTGCCCTGACGATTTGCAAGACCTTGAATACTTAAAAATCTTTCAAAAAGGTCAGTGAATACCACTTGTCCCTCTGTCTGATTAAGTTCGCTCGTCATTACATCAACATCAGCCTTGTTGTCTGAACCATTGTTAGATTTAACTACCAATGCTCCCTCTTGTCGCATTTTTCTGAATGTATCTATGTCAATCTCACAATTAACAAATTTTACCCATGCAGACACAAACTGCTCAACGCCATTAATTCTGTCCGATGTAAGCACGTTAATAGCGTCTGTGATTGCAATAGTCATTTCAATGTCAGATAATCGCCTTGCATTGTTTGGATATTCAATCACCGGAATAGCTCTATTTCCGTTTATTCCGCTATCGTAAATCTTGTCGTTACGAATATCGAACCACTCATTGTCAGTGAACACATAATATATGTTCGCTCCGTTCTCATCCTCTCCGATTTGACAAGAGAATGCCGGACGGCCGTTTGAGTAGTACACAACAAACGTATACATTGGATTTTCAGAAGATAAGTAAAAATCGCTCTCGTCAAGCAACTGTCCTTGTCCGTCATCATTACCGATGAATCTGTAGCCGGTACCGCATATGCTTCTCCAACGATGTATGTCTATGTCGCACTCTTGTTTGCTTTCAGAGTCCATCGTGATGTTAAGCTGTGTGATTTCTTCCGACTTATGGTTATCGGTGCCACGCAACACATATTGGATTGGCTCGGCACACATTTCTGCGGTTTTGCGCTCGACAAGCTCATACGCAAGATTTACAGCAATCTTGTTATTGATTTCCGGGCGGTTCACTTTCTGTCGATACAAAATTGGTTGGTCACCACGATAGTATCTGTCAAGATACTCAATCTCAATAGCGTTTTGCTCGTGAATCACAAGTGCTTTATTCAGTTCTTCGATTATGTTGTTTTTTGTGATTTGCCTTTTCCTCGTGAAAATAACTTGTCTGCCGTAATTATTCTGACAGACAGCTGAAAAAGGTCTTACGTTTTTATGAGCATATCTATACATCAATAAAACCTCATGCCACTTGCAGAAGTTCTTTGCGGAACCTCTTTTATTTGAAATTCTTGTGTGCCAGCCCAAAACCATATCCATTTACGGCAGTGCGTACACATTACCTTGTGGTGCTTCTTATCATTTTTATTCACCCACGTTAATAGCTTTCCGCAACGAGGGCACATTACACTTCGTTTTCCTGTTGGTACAATATTCTGATTATTCATGTCACCCTCGATTCACTAGAAATGGCACCCACAATCTGTGAGTGCCATTTCTAAAAGAGATTTTCGCAATGAACGAATTACATTTTTTTCATCTTACACATTATCACATTATAAGCGAACCGAACGAACAAACTTACATTTTTTTAAAAAATCTTTCAAACTCCATTCTTACGCTATCTGCTGTGGCTTTACCGCCAAGCGCATATGCCGTCTGTAGCCATGATTTATTTTCCAAAAATCTAAAATTAATTATTCTTCTCATTCTGCTATCATCAAGGCTTGCTATGAATTCCTCTACATCGTTTGTCTTTTCAAGCAAATCATCTTGTAAAAGCTGTAACGTAGTCATTCTTGAATAAAGTAGTGTACGCTTGCGTCCGTATTCAGGATAAGGTACACCCTCGATTTTGAAGTGCTGTGTGCCACCCATACCGCCCGACACAGTGTCAATCACGCTTTCTCCGCTTTCTATCTTTTCAAGGTCGTCTTGCAATTTAGCAATTTTCTTTCTAACCTCTTTGATTTCCTCTTGCAAGTCTGAATACTGTGATAAAACTTCCTTTGTCATTAATAAAGCCCTCCTCTGAACGGATTGTGTACTGCTTCAACCTTTGCTATCCGCTTTTCCCTAAAAATCATATCGCATAACTGTGCAGTAGAATCCACACCATCATCATGTTTCATTTTGCCCTCATATGTGCAAGAAAGAACGTTTTGAAAATATTTCTTGTATTCCTTAGTTTGTCTTTCGAGTTTTATGAAATGCAGTTTTCTTATATCCGGCGCATGATTTTTAATTCTGTCCATTTTTGCAGTTTTGTTATCTGCCGGGTCATGGCTTGTCAATATTGGGTAGCAATCTTTCTTCCATATTTTCTCGCACTCCAAACGATAGGCAGATGTTGTTTTTGTTTCCTCAAAATGTACCTCTGCTGTTTTATTCGGGAATTTATCTAAGTGACTTTCCATTCTGCTTGTTACTTCGGGAATTGTTATATCCTTATCACCATCGTTATATACAACATCTACGATATAGTATTCCTTTTCAATCTCATAGCAAATCGGCATTGATACAAAGTCTCCACCGCCATATGCCGGGTCGTTTGCTGAAAAAATTCTATCAGGCCTTATTCCCTCAATTTCTGCTGGGTCAAAAAAGTTCATGTTGTCAATATTAAACATCTGACCTTTTCTTTCTATCGGTTCTTGCTGATATTGGGCGAACCATGAAGCCATATCGTCATTATCTTCAAATGAAGCCATTCTGCGCTTATAATCTAATGTGGAATATCCCAATTTGTAGGGATAATCAAAATTGCTCTCATTGTTTTCATTAAGCGCCGGAATTATGACCTCTCTATGACGTATGTTTTTATATTCAGGATTGTTTGCAAGCAATTCCAATCTGCGTCCTTGAACATCTTTCGGCGCCCATCTCGTGCCTATTCCTAGCAACTTTGCTTTGCCGGGTTTAATTCTCGGCATAAAGTTATTATCAAACTTTCCCCAAACTGTAGCCTGTCTATCCTCGCTTAATGCTTCATCAATACCACTAAATAAATCATCATATACTCCCAAGCCGTCACAGTCACACGCTCCGTTCAGTGTTCCGTATATAGAGCGCATCGTAAATGTTGGGTATGTTTTTTTACGCAAGAAGTCTATCGTAAGGTCTTTTCCATCTGTGATAGCTTTTTTCTCTACAATTTTAGGGTAAATATCTTTATATGTGTACGTTGGGTCATTTACCATTTCTAATGTTCCATCGTAAAATCCTCCGGTTATTTTGTCGGAATATGCCGAATATAGATTTGACCTCTCAGGTCTATTCGAGCCAAACCACAAATTACCCATTTTAACGATTTGAGTCTTTCCGATACGTCCAGGGCAGAACACCATGCCCTCATCAAGTTTGTCATCGTACAAATCTTGAATAAGCTGTGCGACTTTGCTTAGTGGATTTCTTCTTGGCAGATAAAATCTTTCCCATGGTGGACGATTTTTTTCCATGTAAATCATAAAGCTTTCAAACTTATAGTGAGCTTCCATCAGGAATAAATCAAAATAGTGATTAACTAAGTCATATGGTGTAGTCTCATGCTTGAAATGGTAATAATCCAAATCCCAAATAGTACCGCCTGTTTTAGCCGTGCAGAAGCCCTCTATAAGCTCTTTTGCCCTCTTAGCGAGTTGTAGTCCATACTCAATATCTTTCTCGCCGTTTATGGCTACACTGCAAGCGTCTACATAGGCATTAATTACTTGCTCGTCTATTCCATTTTTCTCTATGTAATTTTCGTAACTATCAACTGTGGAAATAAGGCTCTGACTAGCCATAAGAAAAGCACCTCCACTTTTAAAAAGCAAAGGTGCTTATAGACCTCTGCCTATAACTGTTTTAGGGTAGCGTTGCAAACTTATATGCAACGGTTCTGATATTTTATGATTGTTCTCCGTAATAGAATCCAGTCACTTCATAAAATTTTTTAGAATAAATTATGTAACTGTATTGGTTACTTCCCGGTCTTTTATAAGCTATTCCCCAATCAACAAGCTTATTCTGCAATAGCAAACGTACTGTCTGAGCGTCAACGTTCAGAGCTTTTGCAGCAACCGCCACCGGAATATTAGCTTTCTTAAATACAAGATTGTCCATCGTCAGTTTTCCTTTCTAAAGAAATCTTCTTGAAAGAGTCTTCGTCTGTCTCTTGCTCAGATTTTAAAAAATCACATATGTATGCAAAATCACGTAAAGCTCTCCCATTGTCTCTATATGATACCCATGATTTATCTGTTGTCAAATCAAAAATTTTCGCTTCTAATAAACCTGTGATTTTGCTATATAGATGGCAATATTGTTCTTCTGAAAGATTTGGGAAATATTCCCTTAATATTTTAAATGCGCATTCGCTGAATCTGTCAAGTGCAGCTTTTTTATGTTCGTCAAGGTTTTTATATTCTCTTCTTAAGCGACGTTTAATAATAAATATCTTAATTTTTTCTTTAAGCATATCAAATTCTTACCTTTCAAATTGTGTAAGTCTTGTCTTTTGGCTTGACTTTTCCTTTTTCTTTCCCTTTTTCGTAATTTTTTATAAATACTACTTTACCGCTTTTATAATGTCTGTAATGTCCTCTTACATCCCAACAAGGACAAGTTATAGCACGATTTCCACTTTTAGCAATCGTCAATCCATTTTCATTTACATAATCAACGATTTCATCAAGCAAATAAATCTTATTTTCTCTATTTCTTTTGCTTTCAACCTTTTGTGCGTTAAAAATTTTGGCACCTTTAGGTCTTTCCGTTCTTTCTCTTTGTGTCGTCATTATGTATGCCATTACAGAATATATATAATCAGCCCAACTGCAAGAAACATCTCCGAATTTCTTATTATCTTCAATGTTTCTGTATTTTGTTTCTATCCTATCCCCTACAATATACCAGTTAAATTCTACTGCCACCTCATATTCTTGAGATATTTGATTGAACATTGTAACCCGGCAAGAACAGTCGTTTGGATTTCCATCATTTGTTGCCACATCAAATATTATTGCAGTATCTTCATGCTTATTTTTTACAACTACAATCGTAAATGAATCATATATAAACTTTTCGATACAATTATTGTTGAGCTTTTCGCTTATTTCGTCCGAATAAACAACTATTGTATTCACATCCTATCCCTCCTGGTTCTGACAACTTTTCCCATTTAATCTTTTAGGGTAGCGACTACAATCAATCTGTAGCCGGTAATTGTTTTTATTCGCACTCTGAAAGTCTGTCTTTTATAAACTGTTCCAATGTACTAAAGCCTTTTGGCTTTTCAATTCCTTTTCTTGCAAGTTCTGCAACTATTGTTTCCATTTCTTCTTTTACTCCTTGATAGGCAATTTTCATTCCTAATTTCATTTCGTCCATTTGATTTCCTTTCATCGCAAACAATAGTCTGCTTCTTCTAATCTATCCGCTATTCTTGTCATTTCAATCTGTGTTCCGTTTTCATTCATTGTGCTGACAAATACATGTCTGTCACAGCCACTACTTGGTACACTGCCGAGTCTTATTTCCGTTTTATCATCCTCAAACTTGTAGCATTTGCGCATTTCTTCAATGCAGTTATTCATTTCTGTTATTTTCATATTCTCACTTCTTCCCCTCACTATTCGCTAATGATTTTGTTTCCTCTAGAATTTTCATTGCTAATGCTCTTGAAAATTCATAATTATTTTCCGGGTATCTGCCTAAAATTGATTTTGCATACTCATTGACTGCATCAACTGAAATATCAATGCCAATAGTCATATCGTGAAGTTCAGATGTTTCTATCGGTTTGTCATTTCTATCGCCTATTTCGTGCGATTGCGCTTCTCTAAGTGCCTCACGCTCTATTGATTTAATTACTTCTGCCATGCTCATTACTCAAACGCTCTCCTTAAATCCTTGCAACTATGTGTTCTTTTGCAAAATCTTTTTTAGCTTCATCGTAGATAACTGAACCATTTTTAGCAGTTTTCAATCTATCAAATTCGCAAGTAACATTTATACCATCTTTGTTACTGCATTCTGCATGATAATCAATGACACATACTTTCTTCTGCCATTTCCCATTGGCATAAATCTTTGTGTAACCGCCAGCTCTTGTTTTAATGATTATTTTACTTCTTGATTTCTTCATTGCTCATAAACCTCTCAAATTCTTCCATGCATTTATAGCACAAGTCGTATGTGGTATTAAAAATGCCGTTCTTTGTAACCGAATTTCCACACAGTATTCCTTTTTTAATTTCCACACCGCACCTGTCACAAGTGCACCATTTTCTTTCATGCTCCATTTTTCATAAACCTCTTGAACTCTTTCCTGCACTTAGGGCATAAATCGTATTGGATATTATCTCTCCATATAGCCATTGGAAACACTTCCCTTGCTAAATCTTTGGCTGTGCATATGCTTTTTTCGTAAAGAGGTTTTACCTCTCTTGTTTTGATATATGCACATTTTTCATCGTAGCGTATTATTTCTTTTCCGCACCTGTCACAAGTGTGCCATTCTTTTTGATGTTTCATTCTTCCACCGCCTTTTAAGCTAACCCTAGCATACATAAAATATCAAGTCTCGATATTCTCTCCGCACCCTCTCTTGTGTGCATAAGAATATCTTTAAGTTTTTCGCAAAATTCACACATATTACACCTCGATACCTAGTTCTTTTGCCCTTTTAATACATTTGTCTTGTGGATAAATAATATGTGTTTTTATATCCATGTTGGTTGTACAGTCTATCCCGGAACTATATTTTGCGCATTTTTCTCTGCATTCGCATTTATCGCATTCGGTATCTTTTTCTCTATATTTTCTTGGCTTGTATTTCTTAAAATCCTTGCACTCACAGTCAAGCGATGTATCATTCCCTTTTTGACAATTATAAACCGGATATTCTTCTCCTGTTTCCTCATCAAAAACAAAATCTTCATCACAATATTTGCAAATTGAGCAATCTTTCATATCACACCTCAATCAAAGTAAATTTTCGTTTTTTAACAATGTTGTCTCCGTGAAGCATTCCATCTATGTCTCTGCCACACCCCATATTGATTGTGTTTACCTCACATTTGCCTAAATACACTTGATATTCTTTCCCTGCAATAGAGATAGTTCCAAGCGCATTTTTTCAAAACTTGCATTAAAGCCACTGTAGTCATAAGGCGTACCACAATAAGGGCATTTATTAAGTTTTCTGTCAATCGGTGCGCCACAGTTCACACAATTTGTGTTCATTGGTTATTCTTCCTTTGCCTTAAACAGTGTGTCCGGAAATGGAATACCTAAAAAATGCATATTTGCGTACTTCCTAAATGTCGGCACGCTCATACCAGCTATCTTTGCTGCTTCTGCCTGTGAACATCTGCCGTATGCGTATTCCATCAATCCCTCTCGGAACGAATCAATATTTCGTGTCTTAACTCCCTTTGCCATATTTATACCTCCGTTTAATACTCTATAATGCCTTGTGCCAACTGTAGCAGATAGTCGCTTTTAGCAAAATGAGTTATCGAGTAGTTAGTCTCTCTTCTATGTGTTCGTCTGAAATGCTCATTAACCATTCTATCAAGCCCTGTAAGCCCTGTTTCGTCTGTTAGGTAAACATCTGTCCACTCAAAGTGATTATGTTCTGTATCGGTCACATTAGAAAGCGACAGGCATACATTAGTCAGAGTCTTATCCGTCAAGATTGGGTGAAACTTGCAAAAATATGTTTCGTATAGGTTCATGTATCTGTGAAATGAGCTTTTAACTGTTCTTCTGATTGTTTCGTTTTCAATACTGTTGTCACAGATTTCAGAAAATCTATTGAGCATATCATCTTTCTTTGCTTGCATATCCTGTCGGGTGACTCTTGCCATCTGTTTCTCGGAAACAGATGTATGTACCTCTCCATCAATGTTAGTTGATGTATGTACCTTATCAGTATTTAATCTTTCAGTACTTTGTTTATTAGTATTTAATTCATCAATACTTAATCCATTAGTATTTAATTGTCCGTGGATTTCTACCTGTTGACGTTCAACCCCTAGATTTTCTGTATCTTGTTTTTCTATTTTCTGTTTATATGGTTCTTCGTAAACCTCATAGGTGTACTTTATTCTTCCACCATTGCTTTTCGTTGGGTTTTCTTTAGTAACCACAACATAATTATTATCTTTTAATTCACTTAAAGCCGATTTAACGGCTGTTTCATTCTCTTTGCATATTGCAACTAACCCAGCTATTGAATAATCCCAATTATCGGGCAATGAAAGCATTACAGACAATAGTCCTTTTGCTTTCAGACTCAAACTCTTATCCCTTAAATGAGTATTACTCATAACTGTGTAATTTTTTGTTTTATGCACTCTAATTGTTGCCATAACCGAATACCTCCGCTTGATATTATTTATGTATGCCTGTGATACATACTCCGCTTGATTGATAAAGACAACAAACAGGCACAGCGGAAGTGCTTTTCGCTTCGTCAAGCTAGTTTGTTGTGATTGATGTGGTGTGGATTTGAACCACACATGATTGTCGCGACTCTCGTCATCTAAGTTGCCGGTTTCAACGAATTATCTTACGGCAATAACGTTTACCCATTCCGTCACACATCAACAATCGGCAAGGTTGGGAGTCGAACCCACGACAAATCAGCTAATAGCCGACTGCTCTACCACTGAGCTACATGCCAACAATGAGGGTGAAGTCTAAGGAGTGGCTACACCCTCCGGAGATATAAATTTGTATGTGCTGTAGGAAAAGAACTAGCGAAACCTACAGCAAGGGACATGTGAGGAATTGCACCTCACCTAAGACTCATATGATTTGAGTTGCCCTAGTTTAACAATTAATTAAAGGGGGTATATATGTCTACTCTGCCTGTTACAGATGTCTTTGCGACAGGTTGGTTTTCACGCTCGTGTATTGTGGGATTATACACGATTAAACCCTCACGAGCCTTGTGACGGCTCTTAACAGCTTTCCGCTATGAGGACGAAAGGAACTACTAAGTCCAATGTCGGGGGAACCAAGTAAACCCCGAACAGAGCATGTTGGATTTGAACCAACGAATGCAGCAGTCAAAGTGCTGTGCCTTACCGCTTGGCGAATGCCCTATATTTACTGCCACATGAAAGCTATGGCAAGTATCTGACCGAACATTACCGCAATGCCAAGAAATCTTGTACTGACTGTCACTTTTTCGTTTAATGTGGCATTTACCATTCCAAAAGCAATTAATGCCAGCCATACTGTTGTTGCAATTTTTAATACAAACATGATTTACACCTCAAAATCTAATTATCTTCATTTTCTTTCAATACTGACTCAGCTATGCACGCAAGAACTAAAAACACTATTGAGACTACCATTGAGCATCGGTCAGCAAAGAGTATTCCATAAAGTAAACAGAATAAAATTATCCATGCATACAGGCCCTTAAGAAACATTGGCATGAATTTATAAACAATCTTGTCGAAAATCTTCCATTTGCGCTTAGATTTAAGCTCATGAGCCTTAATTGTGTACCATATAGCTTTCTGTATATCTTGCGTGAAGCTATCTTTATGCCCGGCACGATATTTATACTTGTATGCAGTAATCTCACACCATTTAGCCACATCCTTAAGTCCGTAAATGTCAATCATTTCATCAATGCACTCTTTACGATTAGGCAGATTGTAGTGGCTAGGGTGATTTACCATGTCGGAATTAATTTTGCTGGATTCAAATCCTGTTAATTTCATCACTGTTAGCTCCTTTACTGTTATATATTATATCTGTCTCTTATACACATCTCCGAGCCCACGAGACCGAGGCTGAT